GTAATTAAGGTATTAGGAATACTAACGGCAGTTAAATTAGACTTATAAAACGCTTCTCTTTCAATAGTTGTCACGCCACTGGGAATATTATAGATGCCTGTTCTTGTTGGTGGATATTGAATTAAGATTGTTTTATTAGGATTATCGAATAAAACGCCACTCTCGCTGGTGTAAGTTCTGCTATTAGGATCAACAAAAATTCCAGTTAAACTAGTACAATTAAAAAATGATTGAACCCCAATATACGTCACACCGCTTGGGATGCTAATGCTAGTCAAACCAGAGCAATAAAAAAATGATTGAAATTCGACAGTAGTCACACCAGATGGAATCGTATAAGAGCCTGTTCTTCCCATAGGACAAAACCACAAGGTTGTTTTATTTTTATTAAATAAAACATTATCCTCAGTGCTATATTTAGGATTAGCGGAAGCAACAGAAAGTCCAGTTAGGCTGACACAATGATCGAAAGAGCTACCTAATCCAATAGCTCCTGGCCCCCCAAAACCTGTCAAGCCAGTACCAATAGTAGCATCAGTTAGATTACCGCAATAATCAAAGAATTGACTCCCAATACTACTTACGCTATCGGGAATAGAGATTTTTTTTAACTTTAAGCAATAAAAAAATCCAACATTTCCAATACGATCCACTGTAGAAGTAGGTTCAAAATTGACACCAGTTAGATTATAGCAATAACTAAACGCATTGTTCCCCATGCTTTTCACGCTATTAGGTATAGTGATTGTATATAGACCAGTACAAGAGTCAAACGCACGATCTGCAAATCCTGTTACATCATTCCCGAGCGCAACCCCAGTTAATGTTAAACTTCTATTATTATAAGTAGCTGGATTAATAACTGTATTTGTGCTTGTTATAGTATATGGACTATTACTAAAGAAGAACGTCGATGGCATTTTATTTTTTAATTATTTATTTTATCTATGGTCTTATCTATTATATTATCTTGAGGAATTTTTTCTTTAAGCCAAGAGTTTAAAACTCCAAAATAAACAAGATGCTCACTATCAATAAGATAAAGATTGTTTCCAAAATTATCTTTATAAATTTTAATACCAGAATCTTCTTTTAGATCTATTGCTTTTTCTTTTTTGAATTTGATTCTATACATTCCAATTAAATTGTTGTAACGCTCTCTGGCTTGATTTGTAATAACCGCTTCGTCTCCAATAAAAGAAATTAATCCACCATTATCTTTATCATATTGTTTAGGAGTACTTCCGTCATACGAAGATTTTTCATCTTGTATTTTATCTGGTGTTACTGTCGCACAACCAATTAAAAAAGAATTAAGAACTAATACGCTTACGAACTTCTTCAAGATTTTTCTCCTGCACTTCTTTTTCTATTTCGCTTTGATAGTTAACTTCTTTTTGCGCTTCTTGACGCTCTTTCATTTCTTTTGTATTCTTTGCGCCAAATACATTATTTATTGCTGAGAATATTCCAGATATAGCAGAAAATAAAGCTTGGATTATTCCAGTTGGCATTTTATTTAAAATTATAAGCTATTAAACAATTTGTAACTCTCGGTCCATTAAAATACGCTACGGAATTTGTTGGTCTTGGTCTTGGACCATTGGTAACGTAATTTGAAGTAGCATCTTTGCATCCAGAAGCGATAGCATTTAAGATTTTAATAGCTAAAGCTGTATTTCCATCGATTCGTGAAAATTGTTGAGCATAAATGTCTTTAATAACATTAACGTAATTAACCCAATGAGTTTTTTCTTCTGGAAGATAATCTGTTAACGCTTTTTTAAGTTGATCTGGAGTTGGAGCAGTTCCAACAGTTAATCCTTCTACGATAGTTGCTACATGGTTAATCATTTTAGCCTTTTCAATTCTATCTTCAGGTGAAACAGCTTGATCAAGAACTACCGTGCATGCGAGGATAACTGCTGGTTTGACATAAGGAAGTACATTTGAAACACTTGTTTCAACATCAACTTTTCCAGTTTGTGTTGTAGCGCAAGCGCCAAGAAATACGCTCAAAAGAGCAACAGTACCTAATTGTAATTTATTCATATATTTTCTCCATGTGGATGTATTCTTTCTTCTGCTTCAACTGTAGAAGCTACTGTTCCACCAGTAACTGCTGAATCTTTTACTGTTAATGCGAAAATAATTCCACTCACAACTGCAACTAATTTTGAAATTCCTGTAATATAAACTTCCGCATTATCAGGAAGAAAAGCTACTAAAGTTGGATCGCTATGAATTGCTATTGCTGTACAAACTGCTACAACTGTGGCTATTCCAGATGAGCTAGATCTCCAATTAGGGCCAAATATTTTAGATAGCATATTCTTCATAGTATATTACACTATATTATAATACTATATATTTTTAAAATCTAATATTAATTAGAGCAGTATAATGTGATACTATCTCTTACTAAATTAGGATAAGTTGTATACCCGCTAGCATATAAAGCCGCTACAACTAAATCTCCAGATGTTATATTAATTGGACTAGCGAAATTTGTTATATAAATAGATGGTGTAGTATCACTTGAACTATCTAAATTTGTCATTACTATTCCTGTTTGAGGCGGAATCGTTGAAGTATTAATAATATATCCAGTTGAAGGAGTATTTCCTGGAGTACCTGTTGTCCCAACGAAATGGGTCCATGATGCTTTTCTAATTTGACAAGTTTCAGCAATTGGGACTCTTCTTCTTAAGCCTCCTGCTGCCTGACTATATCCAAGATCATTTATTGCAAAATAGTTAAAACCAGTTCTATAACCATCCGCTGAATGAGTTAACTGAATTGTAAAAATATTATATGGCACATTATTAACTCTATATGTTCCACTTACCATATTCATTCCAGATGCATCTATTTTTGCTATTATTTTATTTTCAGTTGTTCCACCAGCATGAAATTCTATAATTTTTCCAGGTGTTCTTGTGCCGATATCTAAGTCTCCACCATCTATAAATAAATATCCGTCAAGACCACTTGCATTGTTATAAAGTGGATCGCTATATCCAGAGTTATTAATTCCAAGATTTATAAAATTAGTAGAATCTGTACCATTATTTGCTGTAATAACTAAATCTGCGCTAGCAAATGTTCCACTTGCACGATTTTGAATATTGAGCTGCATAAAACTATTTCCACTTCCTACTACAGTTAATGGATTATTTAATAATGGTGATGGTGTAGATCCGTTAGAAAAAGTTCCAGTTATTGCGGTAAGATTTACCATTGAAATACTTCCAGGATTTAATCTTTTTAACTCACCATTTACAACGCCCAATAATGAATTAGATGTATTTAAATCTATGAACCCTGTCGTTTGGAAACTATTTACATTTTTATTTGCCATATAATATTTTACACCTATACTTAATCTAATATATAAGTATTAACCCAATAAAGATCATGATCTATACCAGATTCTGTACCTAAAAGTTGATAAGTCACTCCTTGCTCTGAACCTTCGACGTTTCCTTGATCCGTCCCCCATTCAGAATTACCGCTCCAAAATAATCCTCTAAAATTATTACCAAAGTCTTGTTCAAAATCAAAATTTAATGTTGCATTTTTAAAATTGTCTTTAATATTATTATTATAATTAATATTATTAAATCTACAACCACTAAATAAAAATTGAGTTTTATAATTATTACCTAAATTTGAATTAAAATTTACTAAAATATTATAATCAATATTTTGACTTAGTGTATCAAAAAATGATCCAGTAAATTCTCCAGTAACATTAAATGAAACATTAAAATTCCCTCTTATAGGATATTTTAAATTTCTTGAAATTGGTAGTCTATAATTAATTGACGCACTTTGTTCTCTTTCGAATTCTAATCCAAAGTTTAAACTGGTAATCATATCGGTCTCAAATAAAATTCCACTATTTATATTTTTAGAAAAGGACACAATAGCATCTTTACTAAATAGAAAACTTTTTCCGCTTAAACCAGAAACAGATCTTGGTACTATAATTTTATCTGGTTGAATTTCTGTTGTACCAGATTTTAAATTCAACTGAGTATAATTTATTCCACTACCACTAGAATAAAAAGTTATATTTTCTGCTGAGTATTCTTGAGATACTACTCCTATTGATGTAGGAGATAGTGAAAAATTATATCTTGATAAATAAGCATTTTGAAAATGCAATAAACCATAATTTATTGATTTTTCATCTATAATATTATTAATCCCTGATGGATAGTAAAATTCATCATTTAAAACTGAATTCTTTTTATAAATATCTTCTTCAGATTTGTTTACTATTAAATAAAAATCTTTTTTATCTTTAAAAGTAGAAGCATCTAAATCTGTAAAAGCATTATTTTGCATAGAAACATTTGGAGAATCAGAAAATGTATAAGCATTAAAATCAAGCCTTCTTTCGTTAGTTAGTCCATCGGATAAATAAGTAAATTGAAATGTTACTTCTGGTGGAGCACTGCTTCCTCTAAAAACGCTTTTTTTATTTCCAAAACTTATTAAATTAATAGATGGTTGACGAATAGAATAGTCTATATTTTGTAAATTTATAATTGGTCGTAATATTTTATAGTTATCTAAATATGGTTTTTTAGAATTTCCAGAAAATGGAACCACAAATAAACCTTGTACATTATATAATGTTCTACTTCTTATTGGCATACCTTAAACCTCAAGAGAGATTACACTGTAGAACTATGATAAAGAATACTTGCTAGATATGAATTAACCTGATGCTCTGCGCCAATTTCATTAATTTCATTAATTTGTTTTTGATTTTTATCTTTTGGATCATCTATGTAATTTCCTATGCAAGACTTCCAATCGGTAGGAGATTCATTTGCTACAATAATTTCTGATATTTTTTCAGCTAGATCTTTTTGTTGATTGCTTAATTTTTTAACATTAAATTTTTTCCTTACGGCAGATTTTACTTCTTCTTCAAGATCTTGCACGGCTAAGATATTTTCTTTAATTTTTAAAACAGAAAAAGCTCTAGATGTACCAATTGGTTTAACATTTTTAGTTGATTGAGGACTTCCTGTAGATCCAGCTGGTCTTCCTGCTCCTTGCTGTGCTCCACCAATTAATGGTTGATAATATCCTTGGTCTCTTAATTGCTTGAATTTTTCTTGAGCCAATTTAGATTCTTCTTCATCTGGTAATCTTCCTGTCTCTATAGCTTTAATTCCTTCTTCTGCAGTTAGCACCCCTAATTCAATTAATCTATTAAATATTCTGGCATATTGTACGTTGTCTTTTAAATCAATTTGTTCAAATTGAGGTGTTGGAAAATTTTTAAAACCTAAATCTTTACTAATTCTTCTAATTTCTGGTAATAAAAATTCATTTATAAAATGCTGTCTAGCTTGCTCTAATCTTTCAATAAAGACTTGAACTTTTATACTTTGATTAGCAAATTTTTCATCTCCAATTAAAATATTATTTAATCCTATTTGAATATCTCTATCTACAACTTGATATTTTTCTGGACCAATTAAAGCTGCAATATCTGGAATTACAAATTCAGCTTTAGTAGTATAATCTGCAATAAGAACTCTTCCAACGCTTTGGTTTTCGAAAAGTTTTTGCATGGCTTCTAAATTTTTTTGATTAATTCCGCCTTTATCTGGTTCTGCCCCCATAGTGACCAATAAAATTGCTTGTTGCGTAGTTCTTGTGACAGCCATATCCATTTTTTTCATTTCAAGTTTCCAATTAATGTCATCTAAAACTGGAAACCCCATTGGTATTGCTAAAGGTTCGTAATCTTGTTTTTTATAAAAAACTGCCACCATTTTATCTGGATCTAAATTTATAAAAACTGCACCATTATATTTATTCTCTATTTTTTTCTTAGTTTCTTGGTCTAAGGTATTTAATACTTCCAGATCTTCTTCTGTTTTAGGTTTACGAAGTCTTTCTAATTCGTAATCTGTAAGTATTTTATAAAATCTTCTTGAATTAAAGTTAATTGCACCGCCAGCATAAATATCTGAAGGATTTAAAATTGTATATCTAACTGGTAGTTTAACTGAAGCATCTGATAACAATTTACTAACTCCAAATGTTTGAGTTATTTTTTTAAGTTGATCATCTGTAACTGCTGCGTCAAATTTATAAATAAAAACATTCCCACTTCTATAGTACTCACGAAAAAATTGATCTTGAAAACTAGATAAATTAATTTTTTTAAAATATGCTTGAAAAAATTCTTTAGCTTTTTGACTTCCTCCAGTTAAATAAACTTTACTGCTAGAAAACTCTGTCATTAAATCTATAGTATTTCTAAAAATTGCTACATTATAGTATGCTTTTTGACATAATATTACTGCGTCTCTAACATCTAATGTGGATAAGTTATTTGCGTAATTTGAATATCTAAAAGGTATAATTCCTTTATCTATATTTGCGAATCTATCTGTTCTTTCTATATTCCCAGCGACGTTTCTTCTAGTTGAAGTAGAAGAACCTCTGATTTCTGAAGCTGTGAGTTGTTTCTCTGAGCCATATGCCATTAAAGGTATAGATTCCGTATTTTTTTTGTTATTTTTGCTCATTTTTACTTTAAAATTACACTTATTTAATCATTATTGGTTGAAATCCAGTGGATATATCTTCTTTTGGCTGGTTCATCATGTCATTATAGCACTTTAAACCCCAATTTGCTAATAAAAGCGCTGAATAATTATCTTTTCTAGCTTTATTAGCAGAAGAACTTCTTTTTAAATGTTGTGGTAAATCAAAAGATTGCGTACCTCTAGCAGTAGATGAATGTTCTATAAGAGTGCATTGTTTTTTGGTCTGATAAATGAAATCGTCTTGATTTTCTATAAAATCGAGCATAGACCATTCTTTTTTATCTTGAGATTTAATTAAATCTATATTAATATTGGAATTAAATTGCTCGTTAAAAAAATCATCATTACCACAAGTCTTACTAGCAAACCATATTTTTTTATAATCTATGCAAGCCTGTAGATATTCATTGGCTTTTCTTATAAAAGTATTAGTGAAAACTTGATTAAAAGCTATTCTTTTATCTTCTAGATTATATTTTCTTCTAGCATTTTTAACCATTAAATTATAGTCATTCCCATCTACTTCGCTATCAAATTCAAATATTTTTATTTCTAGTTTTTCTTTTTTAAATATCTCTGATTCATTACAAGCAGCAAGAAAAACATCTGCGCCAGCATTATCAAGAGCAATTAGATGAATATTAAAATTTGTTAATATATAGTATAAATAATTAACATGATTCTTTAAATTTCCTAATCCAGCGTAAGTATGCACAAGTGTTCCTTGCTGAGTTTCGTTATCAATTTCTATAATAGCCATGGCAAAATAATCTGCATTTGGACTATCACTCATATTAGGATCAATACCAAGTATGTATTTTTTATCTTTATCGCCTTTCATTAATGTATGGGGTTTTTCGCCTATTTTTAAAGTACAATCTTCCATTTTTTTTGCATTAAAATAACTATCGCTACCATCTGTGAATTGAGCGCAATACTCTCTAAGAAAACTACTATGACTTGCTCCGCCATTTTGAGCTTCTTCAATAATTGTTTTATCTATCATTTCTTCTGGAAGAGCTTCATAGCTCATTTGGCTTACAAAGTATGTGGCTTCTCCTCTATCTTTTGATATAATTTTCTCTAACCATTCATTATATGTTTTATAAAGATTTTCAAAGGTGTAACTTGCAGATGAAAAAGCTAACATTTTACTTGTATTCTCAAAAACCATTCGATCCTCTTCTTTCATGTTTCCTTCTGCAATTAATTTATCTTCAAATTCTCTAATCTCCATTCTTTCTTTAATATTTTGTGGAGCAACTAAGAATGGCATTAACACATTTTTAATAATTTCTTCTGGAAGCAAAAGAAATTCGTCAAGAACAAGAATGTTCGCACGAAATCCTCGAATTTTTTCACCATTCAATGGAATTGCAACTATGCTTCCACCATTTATTTGCCATTCAAATTGATCATTTCTTTTCGCTTTTGCTCCAAAACACTGAGACAATAAATCTGCTCCTGGACTATTGACTATTTTTTCTAGATTATTAAAAATAAATCGAGCTGTTCTAAAAGTTGGACCTGCGATTAGAATTTTTGTATTTGGTTCAAACACGCACTGAAGAAAACAAAATACTGCTGCCATAAAACTTTTTCCGCAGCCACGACCAAAAACGCACATATTAAAATTACGATTAAAGAATGCTTTAATATGTAGTTCTTGATAAGGTGCAAGTTTGACTCCACTTATCAATTCGGTTGTAAATCCTATATTAGCTCTTAAAAATTTCGCCAAACTAATCTTAGCTTCTTTATCATTAAGGAAACCTTTCAGTTCAGCTAATTCAGCGTTGACGTCTTTTATCTCTTTTAAATATTTTTGTGGACATTCAATCATAAAAGTTTTAAATCATAAGCTAATTGAAGATCAATTTTTTTATAAAAAAAGTCACTAGCAAATATTGTTTCTATGACTCTTTTCATTTCGTTTCTGCCATCAACAAACAGAAATTGTAAATTGCTATACTCTTGAATAAGAGATCTAACATTATGAAATATATATTCTGGTGTGGCTTTGATTTTTTTGCTTATATGTGGTAAATATTGAAAACTTAAACCATTTGATAGTTTTTCTTCAATAATAACTACTAAATTGCAATTATTTTTATGAGCTCTATCTATTTCATTTTTAAATCTATTAAAATTTCCAGCACTTAAAGTACTGATAAAATCACTCAAACTTTTTCTTTCAACATAACATGTGGAGTTTTTATTGCATGTATAATCTCCGAATGGAAGAGTTTTAATTTCAAAAGGAATATCAAACTTAAGCCAACTCTGTTCTCTTGTGTCTACGTATATTGTATCTTTATTTGTTAATTTATTTTTAAATTGAGAGGTGATATTATTTGGGTGAATAAATTTATTTTCTAATCCTATGCTAGAACATAAATCATAATAATCATCAAAAATTTTATTATAAAAAATAATAGAAGGACTCATTATTGTTCTGAGTTCAATTTGAGTTGGTGAATATATTATATTTTTTTCTTTTTTTCTTTTAATCAAAAGGTCTTTGCAATATTCTTGAGCTTTTTCTGGGGATTGTTGTTTTAACCATTTTTTCATATTATTTTTATCATTAAAATCACTATTAAAGTACTGATCTTTAGATTTAAATAAAATAGTTTCTCCAGTTAGCAAGTCTTTCTTAGGAAAATATTTATGATAGTATTTTTCTTTATTTAAACCATAACCTCTCAGAGCAAAATGAAGGCTTTTTTCATCTTTAAACTCCTTACCGTCTACTTTACATATTACGCTCATCCATTTAAAATCTCATCTTTTGAGATTCCTAAAATTTTACATTTTATTTCATCCATAGATGATAATCTATCAATTTCTTTTTCCAAACTTTTCTTTCTCATTTCGGCCATTTTAATTAGTTTCATTCTACTTTCTTCTTCTTTCCACATTTGAACAAGGTTAATAATGGAGGCAGTATCTTTAACTTGTTTACTTAATCTGTCGCTTCTTTTAACTTTTAGATCATTATTTAATTTTTGTTGACGATTAACACAATCATTATATTCTTTTCTTGCTGTATTGCTGGCTTCTACTATTGCCATTGGTATTTTCCCATCATCTTGAATAGCTAAATCTATTTGATTTTGCAATACATTGATTGTTTGTTGTATGCTGGAAGATATTACTACTTCAGTACAAAGAACTATATATTGATCGACTTCTTCTTGAGTTAAGTCACTTTTATCGTAAGTATATCTTATAAAGCTACTTTCAAATAATTCTCTATCCGCTTCATTATCGTAAAGGTTAATTTGATGAGAAAATCTAAAAGTATTCATGTATCCAATCAATGAGTTAACTTCTCTTTTTTGTTTGTGATTTATCTTAGACTTATCTATTCCATCAAGAACATATTTATTTACTTTAGCAATAGCTCTCTCTTCGCTGCGAGGTGGTTTATAAAGTCCATTTGCGACTTCTTCATTTTCTGTATTATTAAATTTTATATTATTTGGTATGTTCTTCATGTATTCAAGAACGCTTCTTGTTTCTTGTGATAGATTAGTTAGATTATCATTTTTGAATAAAATTTTCGACATTTCTAATCCAGTCATGGTATGACAATTATTGCTAACATATTCTTTTTGCTCTTGAGTCAATTCTATTAATCCTTTAGCTTGGTATTCGTGACTCTTTTTAGGTTTAATTTGTCTAGATGCAAGAAATGCTTTTACAGCTTTGCCTTCTTTGCTTCTTCCGTCTAGATCCTCTCTGTTAAAAGCTAATTTAACTAAATCATTTAATGAAGGTGGGTTATCTACACGACTATTCCATTCATTTAATAATTTTAATTGTTGCTCTTCCGTTAAGATTACGAGTTCATCACTCATTAAATATCTATCTCTCCATTATAAATAATTTTTTTAACTTTTGCTATAATGCTTTTTTTTAAATTTTTTAATTGCTTATATCCTGCGTCTCTATTCTTTTCTGTTGTTTTATATCCAAGCGCTTTTGCCGCTTCTGTTTCTGAAAGATTTTCTATATATACCTTACTGTAATAAATCCATTCATTCGGTTTTAATTTATCTTTTAATTTATGATGAACTTCTTTAATGCTATGGTCTAGACTCAAATTTTCAGAAGGTTTATTGTGAACTTCTTGCAAATGATTTTCTATGCTTACTGGAAGTTTCGTATCATATGCATTTTTTTTAGATTTTAACCATTTAGCATATAAGGAACAAGCACCAGATTGTTTGCCATATACAGAGCATAAATTGTCCCCTTCAAATGCTGAACATTTTAAACATGGTCTTGAAAAATTTCCATAATGATTTCTAATTAAATTTCTAATTTGATTAGTAATAATTCTATTGACCCATGGAGCGAGTGGTTGTGCTTGATCATATTGACTCCATTTATTATTTATATGAATCCTCAGAATTTGAGCTACATCATTAAAATCCATCCAAGTTAAAGATGTGAGGCTCCACTTATGTTTTCTTTTAAATATTTCTCTATCTATTTCTAAGATTCTCTCTTCAAATTTAGTTTTTTTCATTTTTTAGATCTTAATGATTTACCTTCAGAAAGAATCTCATCTAATATTTTACTTTGTTCTTTTTTAGATATTTTTTTACCTTTTTTTCTTTTCGTTTGTGTTTTATTCTCTGATTTAGAATTATTGATAATAGAGCCTAGCGTCTCGCCTTTTGTTTGTGGAAAGCTAATTTCTTCTATTTCAAGAGATGCTATGTCTGGCACTTTTGTAATTTCATTATAATCTGATCCATCGAAATCTTCATCTTCTATATGAATTTTTGATATTTTTATATTTTCTACTTTATTTACTGTATTTGAAATACTCTGCGTAAAATTTTGCCCACATTTGCTGCAAAATTGGGGTTTTACTAATGAATATTCCGTTGGATTTCCACATTTAAGACAATATTGTTTCATCTTATATTATATGTAGTATTTAAAAAAAGTTAAAATAAATATATAAAAGATGTAATATATATTGTGTTAATACATAAAAAGCGTATAGCTCAAGTATTCGTTACAGACGAAAATCAACCATTTTTAGGGTTTGCAAAAATGAAATATTATTTACCTACCCTACAAGAGATTTATGAAATAAATTCTTTTCATAAAAATAAATTTATAATTGGATTTGATATAAAAAATGATAGACTTTGGAATTGTAGAAGTAATTCAGAA